GTGGTCCCGTTCATAACTTTTATAGTAATTACACGAAAACAAGTGTAAAATATAATTGATGTCAAAAGTTAAACGAGCAGGAGACTTCGAGTCTCTTGAGGTGACGGACGGTAAGGTGAAAATTCATCAAAGGGAACCAATTAAGCCAAAAGACAATTTTTATATAGACGAATTACCTTGGACAGAAAAACAAAAACGATTTATAGAACTATCTCTTGATAAAAACACTAGGTTAATATTATGTAAGGGTCCAGCCGGAAGCTCCAAGACTTTAACCGCGGTTTATTCTGCGCTTCAATTATTAAATAATTCTAAAGTATCAGATGTTATTTACATGCGTTCTGCTGTAGAAAGCTCAGATTCTCGCTTAGGTTTTCTTCCCGGAGATGCAGATGAGAAGCTTCATTACTATAACCTGCCATTTATGGACAAGTTGGACGAATTGTTGAATGAGGAAACCGTTAAAAAACTTCAAAAAGAGAAAAGAGTTTCTATTCATCCAGTTAATTTCGCAAGAGGAATGAGTTGGAATGGAAAAGCTATACTTCTTGACGAAGCCCAAAATAGCTCTTTTAGAGAGATAGTCACGGTTCTTACGAGAATAGGCAAATACTCACGTTGTTTTATTATGGCTGATCCAATGCAGACTGATTTAAAAAACGGCAACAGAGGGGGTTTTGAGAGGCTTTACGATGCTTTTGATGACGATGAGAGTAGATCTATGGGTATTCATACTTTCGAATTCGACGAAAGTGATATTGTCAGATCCGAACTTACGAAGTTTATAGTAACAAAAGTCAATCAGATCCCTCTTTAGCCCAACCTGCTTTTTTAATAATCTTAGCCAATCTAGGAGCGAACTTCCTTACGTCTTTTTCTGGGATGTCCCAAAAGAAGGCGTGAGTAACTTCTTCTATCAAAACACTAAGAGTCCTGTTTTCTCTAAGAGTTGGGTCTATTAGTATCTTTGGATCTTTTACTTGTGGGTTACAGCAGAGGCCGTCAGCGTTATAGCTACGATGAGGTTTTCTCCACTTAATTTCATATTCCACACCTTCGCAGTTGGAAAACTTTATATTTTCCATACTAAAGCTTACACTTTTTTTTGTATATTTGCAAAAAACTTATAAAATATATAGTGTAAATAATCTCATGAAGATATATTGTAGTAATTGTGGGGCAGGAGCTTCATATTCTATGCAAAAACCTAAATTTTGCGGAGAGTGTGGAACGCCTTATCTTAATTCTTCTGCTTCTTCGCAAAAAAAAGTCACTAAAAATGAGCCAGCCGTGGCTTCGACAGAAGAAGAAGATTTTGAAGTAGAGATCGATTCGCTTCAATTTGATCTAAAAACTTACGCTTCTAACGTGCATAGACTTGGAGATATAGTAGGCAGTTCAAGCGAACAAGGCTTTGAAGAATCTAGGGAGAGAGATTCTAGCTACACAAAAAGAAATATAGAACAGGACTTCTTAAATGATGCTGGAAGCATAAAGAAGTCCTAGGATGCCAAGAAAGAAAAAATTAAAATTTGAGGACTGTATTGAGCAGATAGACGTCGAAATAAATAAAAGAAGAGGCAGATGGAACTTAACCGCTTTGTCTTGGATGGATTTCGATGACGTGTCTCAAATAATTAGAGTTCATATTTTTAAAAAGTGGCATCTTTATGATCAGTCTAAGTCGTTAGCCCCTTGGATAAATACTCTGATTTCAAATCAGATTAAAAACCTAATAAGAAACAATTACGGTAATTATTGCAGACCTTGTTTGAAGTGCGCAGCGGCCGAATCAGAATCTTTATGCTATATCTACGGTACTCAAAATTCTTCTTGTCCATTATTCGCTCAGTGGGAGAAAACTAAAAAAGCCGCTTATTTAACAAAGCTCCCTAGCCCCTTGGAATCCGTAGAGCATGAAACAGAAAATATGGAACTGCAAGAATTTGATTTTGACACAATTTTAAAAAGACTTAATAAGCAGCTTAAGAAAAAATTAAAAGTAAACGAGTGGATTGTTTACGAAAATCTTTACTTAAAAAATAAAACAGAGCAAGAAGTTGCCAAAATATTAGGATATAAAACTTCAGAAAAGAATAGGAGCCCCGGCTATAAACAGATTAAAAATATTAAAAAATCTATTATAGAGAAAGCTAAAGAAATTGTTTCCGACAATATAAACATATGAAGAAGAAAGAAGAGATCATCCTCACTAAAGAACAAGAAGGTCAAATTGATGATTTTTATGACGATAAAGGGGTTACGGCTATTAAAGAATTGGTAGCTTTAATATTTCCAAATATAGATGAAAAGTACAGAGATGGAAGAAGCGTTTACGGCAAGGCTATAAAAAGTTATTTAGCTTCCAGAGGCAAAAAGACTGTCGCTACTTCAGACAGGAAAGAAGCTTATGAATTAAATCAAGAAGAAAGAGATTTTTTATACAACAACTGCTCGACCATGAAGATCACCGATATGTGTGAAACTTTATATGGAGAAAAGGTAAATCCTTCTGAGATGAGGTTTAGAGCGTGTAGCGCATTTGTAAAATCAATAGATGACAAAGTCGTTTTATCTGAAGTAGTTAAAGAAGTTTCTCCTAGTGATTACCTACCTCCAAAAAGTGAAACGAAAGCTATATCAAGAATAAACAAATATGTTCATGAAGGTATTGATAAAAATAATATCAAAGCTTCTGACAAAAAAAATATCGCAAAGCTTATAGCGTATATGCATACTTATAGATTTCTACATCAAATATCAAACTATGCATCTCAAGACAACAGAGAACTTTTCGAGAGTAGCTTTGTTCGATATACTCACGATAAACCAGACTTGACACAGGAGGAAGTTGATCAGTATATTGTTCTGTCTGCAGAGGTAGTGATAGCTTCAAATATTCAAGTTAGGGTAGAAAGACTTCAAGAGCTTCTAGACCAAGCGGCCGAAGAAACTGAAGGCAAGAGAATGGCGATGAGTTTAGTAGAGTCTATTAACACAGCGCAAACAGAATATAATCAATGCGTTAATAGGCAAACGAAACTTCTTAACGAACTAAAAGAGAAAAGGAGCCAGAGGCTTAGCAAGCAAATCAAAGAAAACGCTTCTATTTTAAATCTAGTAGAGATGTGGAAAGATGAAGAATCTCGTCATAAAATGATTAAGCTTGCCGAAATCAGAAAGAAAGCTTTGGAGGAAGAAGTCGAAAGACTTTCTACTATGGACGAGATTAAATGTAGGATTATGGGGTTGACAGAAGAGGAGGTTCTTAATGGTTGAGTGTAAAGAATGCGGCAAAACTTTTCCATCAGACAGGAGCTTACATGCTCATCTAAAAAGCCATAAGTTAAAGATAAAAGATTATTATTATAAACATTTTCCAAGAAGGGATAAGTATGATAACGAGCTAATAAAGTTTGTTAATAAAGAAAGTTATTTTGCGACCGACTTTAACAATAAGAATAACTTAAAAAAATGGATGTCTCATGTAGAGCCGCCAGTAGCGAAAGAGTATTTTAAAAACTTTCTCATCGGCAGGAAAGAGAAAAAAGATTTGGAGTTTGCCCCTTGTCAAGTCGAGCTCAGGTCTCTGATGAGTCCATCTGTAGCTTATTACCAAAAAGTATTTGGAGACTACAACGAAATATGCAAAGAGGTCGGTTTAGCTACTAAATACAAAACCATAACAGAGCCGCTTACTTATAATCCTGACAAATATAAACATGAAAAAATTTATATAGACACTAGAGAGCAGCAACCTCTAGATATTATAGGGATACATACAGAAGTCAAGGGGCTGAAATACGGCGACTATGCTTTAAGCGATAAAGACCTAACATGTAACTGTTATATAGAAAGAAAATCAATACAAGACTTAATAGGTACTCTGAGCGGCGGTTATGAAAGATTTTGTAATGAAATAGAAAGGGCTGAATCCGAAGATGCGAATTTAATTGTCCTCGTAGAAAATGACTACAACGCAAGCTTGATGTTCCATAAGTTAAAAAGAACTTACAAGAAAAACGTAAGGACAAACCCTCAACATATATTTCATAATATTCGTACAATTATCCAAGAGTACCCGAACGTGCAATTCTTGTTCGTGAAAGATAGGATAGAATCAGTTAGAGTTATGAAAAGAATATTTTTTAGCGACTGTAAGTATAAGGAAATTGATTTACAGTATGCTTACGACTTGAAATTGTTATGAGAGGTCATATAGTATTAACCTACGAGCAGGCTTTATTAATCATCCTGCTTATTATCCTTATTGCATATTTAGATTAACATGTGGTACGCTCCAGAAAAATATCAACAAAATGTCAAAGACACTAACTTAGAGTTATTAGAGTTAAAAGGAGAGTTAGAGTCTAAAGCTGCGAAGATATCTTTAGCTAAGTTTCTTCGGGCTAATTTAGGGTTTACGGTAGAGCTTATCTCAGGAATAAAGTTAGCTCCTTTTCAAGAAGTTACTCTTAAAGGTTTTTTTAATAGAAACTTTAATATGTGTGTCTGGGGACGCGGATGCGGTAAGACTTTCATCGCATCTATTTATTGTTTCCTTCAATGTATATTCGAGCCTAACACTAAAATTCTCATAGCTGGCCCAACGTTTCGTACTGCTAGATTCATATTCCAGAACTTGGAAAAAATAGTTGAAAGTAAAGGGGCCGAGTTGTTGGCTCAAGCTTTCGGAGCTAAGTCTAAACGCAACGACCAATTTGAGTGGAGAATAAACGGTGGAAGCATTACAGCGATACCTCTAAGCGGTGAAAAGATTCGTGGTTTTCGCGCTAACATTCTTGTGCTTGACGAGTATCTATTATTACCAGAAGAAACTATTAAAACGGTTCTTATGCCATTCTTGGTCGCGCCGCAAGACATGGCTGAAAGAATTAGAGTTAGAGAGATAGAAGACTCTCTGATTAAAAGCGGCAAGATGGAAGAAAAGGATAGAATGGTATTTGAAAATAAATCTAAAATGATCGCGTTATCTTCTGCTAGTTATAGTTTCGAGAACTTGTATAAGACCTATAAAGAATGGATGGGAAACATTTACTCTGACGACGTATTAGATTCCAAGTATTTTATATCTCAAATGGGGTTTGACTCTGTTCCAGAAGATATGATTGATAAGACTGTCATCGAGGAGGCTCAATCAGGGGGTTCGTCCAATTCTTCTTTTCAGCGAGAATACTGTGCGCAGTTTACAGACGGCAGTGATAGTTATTTTAGCGCAAAGAAAATGCATGAGTGCACTGTCCCTGACGGAGAAGCTCCTCATACTTTAATTACGGGAAATCCAGAAAAAGAGTATATACTTGGGATAGACCCCAGCTTTAGTAACAGCCCTAGCTCTGATTATTTCGCGATGTCGCTTTTAGAGTTAGACGAAGGGTCTTATACTTTAGTTCATTCTTATGCAGTAGCTGGTGGAGATTTAAAAGACCATATCAAGTATTTATTTTATTTATATAAAAACTTTAACATTAAGCTGATAATTATAGATAATGCTGGGTATCAATTTATTGATAGCGCAAATGAGTCAGAGGTTTTTAGGGAGTCTAACCTTCAAATTAAGTTTTTCGATTTCAATACAGAGAAACAGGGCATAGAATATGACAAAGAACTAAAAAGGGTCAAAAGGACTTACAGCTCCAAAGATCATGTAGTTTGTTTTAAGCAGGTTTTTAGCTCTGATTTTTTGAGAAACGCTAATGAATATTTACAATCTTGCATAGATCACAAAAGAATATTTTTTGCTTCTAGAACCGCAGCTTCAGGCAGCTTCTTCTCTAAAGTATCTTCAACCAAGATACCCCTTAAGCTAACTCACTTTAACGATATAGGAGAAATGATTGAGACTCAGGATGACTTAATATATCAAACAAAGAAACAATGCGCCCTTGTGGAGGTTAAAACTACAGCCAAAGGTACGCAAAGTTTTGATCTTCCTCAACATCTCCGCAGAAGCACTTCTGCCAACAGGGCCAGAAAAGATAATTATACAACATTAATGTTAGGTAATTGGGCGGTAAAAGCATATAATGATATGAAGAACGTAAAAGTTGAAGAAGTTAATACGACTTTTGTTCCAAGGATGATTGATTAAGTGTAATTTAAAGTTAAAATGGCCGCTAAAAGAAAAGCTAACAACGAAAACTCTCTTAATGAGCCGCTAATGGCGGGAGGGGAAGTTATGGAGACAGTTGCGTCTACCAGATCTCGGCGTAATAAAGCTGGCTCTATCGAGCGGACAGATCGCTATAGGAATATAGACGATGGCATAATTCCGTTTCGATATTCCCAAGGCGTTACTAACAACTCAAGCCTAGATATTAGAGACACAATAGTCCTATGTCAGAAAGCCTACTACAATTTTTCAGTTTTTAGAAATACTATCGACCTCATGACAGAGTTCTCTATGAGCGAGATTTATCTTACTGGAGGGAGCAAAAAGGCCAGAGACTTTTTCGATGCTCTGTGCAAGAAAATAAATATGAATAGTCTCCAAAGTAGATTCTTTAGAGAGTATTATAGATCTGGAAATGTCTTTATCCATAGGTTTGACGCTAACGTTTCTAAAGCTGACGTTACTAAAATGACGCAAACTTTCGGATTAAATTCCAACGCATCTTTCAAATTACCAGCAAGATATATCATACTCAATCCTGCGGACATACAAATTTCAGGAAATATTACTTTTGCAACTGGAGAGTTTAGAAAAGTATTAACTGACTATGAACTAGAAAGATTAAGAAGCCCCAGAACCGAAGAAGATAGGCAAGTTCTAGAAAGTTTTGATCCGGAGACTATTAAAAAAATTAAAGGCGAAGGAAATAAAAAGCCGGGATATAACGCAGTCACTATTCCTCTTCCATTAGATAAGATAACCGCAGTCTTTTACAAGAAGCAGGACTACGAACCATTTTCAGTTCCAATGGGGTATCCAGTATTAGAAGATATTAACTGGAAGCAAGAGATGAAAAAGATGGACATGGCTTTGACCCGCACGACTAACCAGTCTATTTTATTAGTCACTATGGGCGCAGAGCCGGAAAAGGGCGGAGTCAACCAAAAGAACTTGTTGGCTATGCAGAAACTTTTTGAGAATGAATCTGTTGGCAGAGTTCTAATATCAGATTATACAACTCAAGCTAAGTTCGTAATTCCTGATATCGCAGGAATACTAGACCCAAAGAAATATGAAGTTGTAAATCATGATATTCAAATGGGTCTGAATAATATTTTATTAAGCGATGAGAAGTTCGCTAATTCAAGTATTAAGGTTCAAGTATTTATGGAGAGGTTGAATGAAGGTAGGAAAGTATTTATTAATGATTTCTTAATGCCGGAAATTAAAAGACTCTCGAAAGAGATGGGTTTTAAAAACTATCCAACACCTCATTTTGAAGATTTAGATCTAAGAGATAATTCTGTATACGCTAGAGTCTATAGCAGATTGATAGAACTCGGAGTGCTAACTCCAGAAGAAGGTATTCAAGCTATTGAGTCCGGTCGCATGCCAACTTTCGAAGAATCTGTCGAATCTCAAGAGAAATTTAAAGTATATAAAGATAGTGGATTGTATGAGCCAGTTTTAGGTAATAAACCTCCGAAGGAAATTCCTACCCAAAAAGCTAAACCAGTACCACAGCAAAAGGGCAGGCCGGAAGGCACGGGTAGACCCAAAGAGACTGATACTAAAAACCCTATCGGACTAAAAGCTGAAAAACAAACAAGATTTAGTTTGTCTAAAATTCAAGACAATTTAAATCTTGCTGATAAGCTTAACCTTGAAGTCGAAGCTGCGTTGAGACAACTTCATAGTCGTAAACGCTTGAACAAAACTCAAAAAGAAGTAGCGCAGCAAATATCGAATATAGTTATACATAATGAGGAGCCTGAAAATTGGCTAGCTAAAGCTGGGAGATACGCTGCCGAACCTGTTGACAGGAATGATGACAGGGTCAAAGAAATACAATCCATAGCCTACGAGCATCAAGTGGATGATTTTCTAGCTGGTATACTTTACTGCAGTAAGTATGATGGAGAATAATGTCAAGAGTTCTATACAATGTAGAGGGACTTTTCGTAGGGCCATCCGGACATAACTTTTTAAGTTATTTCGGAGGAGCTCCTCATGACGATTATTCTAATCCATTAATCACCCATAATCTTATTAAGCAGATAGACAGAGTTCAATCTTTGTCTTACGATATTAGCATACCTCATACTCAGATTAATCAGTTAAATACTAGATCTGTATTGGGGCGGCCGATCATAAATCCTCCAGAGGTTAACTTTTCATTTAGGTATTTAGTGTCTGATTTGTCTAACGAATCGAAGCTAGGTCTTTATGTAAACTATCCGCAATTTGAAGAACCGTTTGATGGCTCTCCATTCTTTGCAAATAATACTGGGCACACTCTGCTCTCTGGCTTTGTTGACGAAGAAGAGCATCAAGACTTTTATTATCAAGAAGGAACTTATGACCCGTTTTTCCCAGCTAGAACTTACAGAGATAAAAAGAATTTTTATTTAGCTGTAAGGGGAGACTTTGGAGATATTTTTACCGGAGAGAGATTAGAGAATTTAACAAGTAGAGACCCACAAGAAGTTACAGATCCAAATGCAACTGGATATAACGTTATTTCTTTCGGGCGTTGCTACATGACCTCTTATTCTACCGAAGCTGCGGTTGGAACCTTCCCCACGGTTGATGTAACTTATGTCGGGGAAAATGTTATGTTCGAGACTAGTGGAAGCGGATTCATGTCTCCCACTATAGAGCCTAAAAACGGTAATCAATTCTCGGATATGCATTGCGTAATACCCAAAAGGATAGAAAGAAATCCTATATCAGTAGTGCGGCCGGGAGATATAAATTTTACAGTAGACTCTTTCTCCGGGATGGGAATAGATTTTGATAACCTTCATTTAGAATCTTATGTAATCTCATTTGACGTACCTAGAGATACAGAAAAAAGTTTAGGATATAAATTTCCTATTAGTAGGAAAGTAAATTTTACAGCGCCGGTTACTATAGACATAAATGGAATAGTTGAAAAAATGAGCTCTGGGTCTTTGATAGATTTGGTAAACGTAAATCAAGACTATAATTTTACAATAACCTTGGACATGCCCGGAATTTGCAGAGAGGCAAATACGGCAGAGCCAGTCCATCCCGGATCGGTTCCGCTAGAAACAAGGACGGATGAACTAATTAGATATTCTTTCAATGGGGCAAAGCTGGATAAATTTTCATATGATACTAGCATAGGTGAAAATAAAGTATTTTCTGCGAGTTTTAGTACGGAAATAGATCCTGACGATTTATCAAAAGGTTTATTTATGAGCGGGTTTTTGTCAGATAGAAAGCTGGAAGAATATCATTTATTAGAAACTGATAGCCCACTTGATGGTTCAACTGGAGATTTTGATGGATTTAGACTTGAGTTAGAAGAAACAAGCGGACTACTAGTGGAGAACTACATACCGCTGTATTAAAAAGTGTATAATATAGAAGGAATAAGGCATGGCCAATAAAAAGATATCACAACTTTCTGCTATTTCTCCGGTGCCGACTGGGGCACTGATGGTATTAGCGAACTCGGGAGTTAGCAGAAGCGCTACTGTTAGAGATATCGCAGAAGCTATTGAGGCAGACGCTTCCACTACTTTCGTTGCTCTTACGGACACTCCCGGGTCCATAACTGCCAATTCCTTTGTCGTTGGTAATGCAGCAGGAAATGCTTTAGAATTTTCAGATGATCTTCATTTAGGCACAGGACACTTTTTAGATAAAAGAGTTGGGGGAATTATAAGCGGCGATGTTACGATCGGAGATGGAGAAAATCTTTACTTTAATGAAAATGCTAGCTTCGCTAACTTTATAGCCGCAGCGGGTACAGGAGTGCTAGCGATAGGAGCTGGCAAGTATATCAGACTAGTATCAGAAAGCGGAGTCGTAATTTACGGAGATGGAGCTCATGATACAGCTTTAACTTTCGCAGACGGGATAACTGATTCGGCTATAAACCAAGGTCATAGGATATCTCTTAAGGGTTCTAAACTGTTAATTTCAGGAGCTAACAACACTGTTATACAAAGCTCTGAAGATCATACAAAAGGTTTAGATGTAAGTGGAAGATATTATCAAAGTGGAGTTGAGATAAACTTCAGCAATTTCGTAACAGACACAGGTGGATTAGTTGACATTAATATGACCGGTGGGCTTGTTGACACGAACATGACCGGAGGCTTTATCGACACAAACATGACAGGAGTTTTTGTTGATACAAACATGACTGGCAATTTTGTCGATACAAATCAATCTGGCATACATTTTGTTTCTACATCCACACCTATTACTACTGGAGTCGGAGCCGAAGGTCACTATGCTAAATGGCACGTCACTAATGGATTAACTTCTGGCTTGATGGTGGATGACGGAACTCATCTTTATCCGGTTTCTGGAGGAGGCAGCTTGGGAGAGGAGAATAATAGATGGAGCGGTATAAATGCAAAAACTATAAACCTTGTACAGACGGCTCCTTATAATGCTCGTATAGATTCAAAGATAAACTGGACTGGGGACGCTTATGCTGATATTTTATTAAGATCTTCTCAAAATGATAATTTTCTGAGGCTTGGAGTTTCTTCTACAGGAAGCTCAACTCGTAACGTAGGCTCCGGTCATTATTTTCTTTATGGATCAGAATCAGGAAAAGTACTTAGGGTAGGGAGTAAAAGTAAAATCGAATTCTACGCTAACATGAATAGCGGAATTACTCATTCGCAATCCACACCTTCTATAGAACTTTCCAACGTACATCCCTTAACGATAGACCTAAATAAACCTGTAAGATTTAGTAAGGCTTTTACATTTCCTACGACAGATGGATCAGAAGGGAATGTTCTAAGTACTGATGGCGCAGGAAATGTTTCTTGGACTACGACAGGAAATATCGTTACTACTCAAGCCACAGGAGGATTTATGGATCTAAATGATTCAGGAAATCTTACTTTTGAAGGGCTAAAGGATACTCCTGCTGGGTATGGTTCTCCTCTTCACTCTGTAGTTGTAAATGCTGCTGGAAATGGGTTAATTTTCTCTGGTGTTACTGGAGGCGGAGGTGGAGGCGGAGGTTCTAGTACTTTCATAGGTTTATCTGACACACCTTCTTCGATGGGGGCCGGTAATGCTAATAAGTTAGTAGCGGTAAATAATGCTGGCTCAGCTCTTGCATTTATTGACACAGGCGACCTTGTTGGTGCTGGCGAAACTGGAGGATTTATTGACACAAATATGACCGGCGGATTCGTTGGCAAAAATGAATCAGGTATTTTCTTGACTCAATATATTCTTTCTCAAGAATTCACAGGCGGCAATGCTAATCTCGCTTATACTGGATTCTTGATGGATAAACATGATTCCGGAGCTTTTGTAACTCAAGCGAAATTAGACGATCCAACTAATAAAGCGTATACCGGAAACTTGATGGATAAACATGACTCTGGAGTTCTAGTACCTAAATCAGAGACGGGCGATTTTATATTAGCGGGAGCAGTCCACACGGGTATATATTCAGATTTTTGCGCAGAGTATAACATAAATATTTTCTCCGCTGGCATAACTGTAAGAGAAGTTAATCCACTAGGCACATCCACTCCTTCTAGTGGAGACGTTGGGCCGGAGAGAGATCAACCAGATTTATTCTTGCAGAAAGGATGCACTTATAAATTTAATATAACAGGAACAAGTCCAGCTGGCGGTCATTTTGGAATTTCAACAGGGTTATTAGGAACGCACAACGTTGCTCCATTTGCAATGGATGAGTTCTTGTATGCTTCTGGCCAATTTGCAGGAGATAATTTCACAGCTACAAGAGCGGCCGCTGTTGGACAAAGTTTATATTTCAGAGTTCCTCAAACTGTTCCTAACACTTTATATTATAATGCTTTTTCTACCTCTAACCCCGGAGTCACTGATGTTTTAAATGGATACGGAGGTACAATTAGATTTTACGATGATACTAGAGTCGGGCACGACGAAACAGGTAATTTGATAAGCAATATAATGACCGGTGGATTCATTGATACAAATATGACCGGCGGATTTGTTGATGTTAATATGACGGGAGGTTATGTTGACATTAATATGACTGGAGGCTTTTTGGATTTAAATGATTCTGGTCATTTTTACAGTAGATACGGTGGCCCAATAACTGGAGATGTTACTATCTTAGGAAGCGCTAATAATGCTTTCAAAGTTAAGAATACTAATAACAGTCATGAGCTGGACGCAGTAGTCATAAATGATTCAGGAATTTTTCTTTCGGGCGCTATGGAGATTCGGGACGGGGCATCTCACCATAAACCTGTCAGCGGTGCCGGAAGCACGATTAATTGGAGTCAAGGTAATATACAATTTAAAGATATTGCGGCTAACACAGACTTCTCTTTCACAAATGTTATAGATGGCCAGACTTTAACAATGTATGTTAAGAACACTTCTACTAATTTAGTGAATTGTAATTTTGCATCTGGCGTCGGCGCCGCGAACAGAGTCAAAATGCCCATGGACGCGAATGGATCTACTACCGCTCCGCAGATAAGAGAAAAAAGAGCTAACGTTTATACATTCGTAAGAATCAACACGGGTATCTTTACAAGCTATGTAACTGGATATGATTATCAAGACTAATGCAGCCATTTCCCACAGCTTTTTGGAAGAAAGACAATGCAGTTAATCTAGAAGATTCTTGTATTCAGTTTGAAAATACTGAGGATGATTTAGCGGCTGGAACATCGGAGCAAATTCTCGCGCATGCTCTTCCCTCTACTCCTGCTAAATCAGAAACTGAAGAAGGTGCTATAGGCCTTTATAGGGATACATTTCAGATTAAAAGCAATTACGCTCTTACTTTTAGATTCTCTAACATAGATCATCCTATTTTTGGCTATCATTCTGCCGGAGGAACAGAGGCTGCTTTTTACAAATGGAGTTCGGCTAATGTTGGAGGTGATTTCCGCCAATCTGATTTTCATATGCCATACGCTAGAACAAAAAAGCATGAGAATGATCAGGGGGAAAAGTTTCTTTCGACAAGTGATTACGTTATTGGCGACTTAGACAATGGATATGATTTCGGAGAATCAAACGTCTTTGATAGCAATGATGGCTATGCTAATGTAATGTCGAAGCATTGGTTGGATGTATGGATGGGGTCAGCCAATGGAACCCACAAAACTAATCCGATTACAATGTTCTCGGATTGTGAAGATAATAAAGCTACTATAAAATGTTACTTTGAAAAAGATGCAGCTCAACGCTTCTCGGAGATGCTCGATAATAATTTAACTGACGATGATTTTCCTGACTCTGGCGGACACCAATCAGATATTTTAAGAGCAGTTAGAAAAAGAGGATTCAACGGACATTACAGTGGTATAAATGTTGACCCACATTTTTTTTACAGGCAGAGGGGGAAGGTGAGAGCTAAGTTCTCCCTAGGTTCTGAAAAGACTGTTAGAATAAAAATAAAAGGGTTGGGAATGGATGATAATTTAGGATTTAATTTATCAGTAAATCCATTGTCTCAAGCTTTGAGAAATCCTAGTAACGACAATATTACAGATACTGGAGAGCTTGATGGCGAGTTAGTGTTTCTTGAGCCTGCGGTCCATTCATTTAGTGGAGGAAGCGGAGGGTGCGACTTACAAACCTGTAAAATATTCATAGATGGCGAAGAAAAAATAAAATGCACTGCTCCTCAAATAGGATATTATAATTATACCGAACTTAGTAGTGATTTAAATTACTACAAAGCTCCTGTTAGAATTTTTGAGCTTATAAGCGAGACTACTAATTCAGAAAATGAAGCTGTTCTTAATTATGGGAGAACGGGACTTAGCGGGACAAGGGGCGTGAACTATCATCAAATCGCAGGGTTAGAATATATACCTGTAGGTAAATTTTCTGGAGGAAAGTTTGTAGCTACAGAAGATGATGACGAACCTGTAAATCCTTACGGTACCGATTGGACTTCGAACCAATCATATTTTTACGATGCTTCCTCTGACATGGTCGACCCTGATTATTCTAGCCCTTATGAATTTTCCAAAGACTATACCCTTTCGGCCGGAGAGCATAAAATAGATATGCTTTTTGATACCGTCGCTAATTATTTCAACGGCGGCGCTTACTATGAAATAAATATAGAAATAATAGATAGTTAATATGTCATATACAAGATACGCAGGCGATAGATTTGCTGGGCCTACTGGATTACCTAGTAGCTTCCCAACTGATGTTGCTGATGGCGCAATACTTGTAACATCCGGAAGCAATTCTGCGGATCAAGCTTTATATATAAAAGTTGACGGATCTTGGGAGCAAGTCGTTCAGACTGGCGTTGTATTACAAAACATGACTGGTCACTTTTTAGACCAGTACAGCCCGCAGGATATATATGCAGAAAAAACTTTTCATGAGTTAGTTACTATAAACAACTTAACAGTAACGGGAACTCAAACAATCCTTAATACTGTCGACTCTTCAATTAAGGATAATTTAATAATACTTAATAGTGGTGAATCTGGAGCAGGCATAACTCTACAGTCGGGAGGTATTCAAATAGATCGTGGGTCAGCGGCCGATGCAAATATTCTCTTTGATGAAACTATAACAGGCAGAGATAGCCATGGCACTTTATATAACGAAGGCTTTAATTTTAATTTTGAAGTCCATGTAACCGGCGATAGACTACTTAAATCAAGCGAAACCGGAATTTTCCAAACGATGGTTAATTCGGTTCATGAGACCGGAATTACTTCAAACGCTTCTACCTCTAGTTTCCTTCTAACGGGGGTAGACACTATTTATGATATAGATGGGGTAGTGGTGGGGGAGGCCGCTCATATTCATCAACAACAAGTTCAATGTTACGTTGGAGGGGTTTTGCAAATGCCCCTTCAGTATACCTTGGCTAATGCTTTAGGCGGGACGGGACAACCTACCCTTACTTTTTCAGAAAATTTATTCTCCGGAGTTAAAGTAGATTTTGTATATTCAGCTTCAGTTCGGACGACATAAGTGAAAATTTTTGTGTAATAGATTTTACCATGAAAGCACTTTCAGGCAAGAAAACTTACTTTACCGCTGGTGCAGCGGTTTTAACGGCTCTCGGCGCATATTTCGCTGGAGAGGTAGATATGCAGACGACTATCTCTGCTGTATTCGCATCGTTAATGGCTATTTTCCTTAGAAAAGGAATTACTTCCGAGGCTAAAAAGGCCGCGGCCCCAGCAGAAGAAAAGCCAGCAGAGTAATGTCTTGGCTCAAATCTATCTTAGCTATACTTGGCTCTTTGTTCAAAGTAATAGATAAAAAAACTTTGTCATATGAGGAAAAAGTAGATAAGATAAATAGAGACAAGAAGGAACAAATAAAAGATGATTGGAAAGATACTCAAAACGAAATTGATCGTGCCTTTCGCGCTGCTAAGTCTCGCAACAGGATGCAAGACAGCAAAAGCGAATAGTAATATTTCCATTCCTCAAGTTCCTCAAGATATCGTACAGAGGTTGATGACTCATCCTCAAATTGATAAAGCTTGGGAACATGTTCCAGAATTTACTCGTGATGTATTAAAAACAATTTCAGATCAATCCGCAGAGATTGAACTTCTGAAAACTAAATAAATTATGAAAAAACTATTAGTATTCATGATCGCGTTGGTAGCTTTTTCCGCTCCGTTAAAAGCTAAAGAGAAGAAGGAGAAATGGTTTGATGCTGGCGTTAAGCCAGATCCAACTCTTACAATTCCATTTATTGGAGTGAAGGCCCCTATCCCTACCGCTTGTATCGGCAAGGATGTATCAGCCTCCTTCGACTTCAAATGCGATAAGAAAGGTATCTCTTTTAAATTACCATACTTTAAGTTTGATTGGGATTTTCCCGGTGTTTCTTTAGGTCGTGGCGATAAAAAGCTTACCATTGGTAATAAATAACTTCCTTTGGCTACAAGGTAGGTGAGAGGCCCTAACCTTAGAAGGAAGAAGCGACAAGCCTCAACAGCCCGCTCTTTATGAGCGGGTTTTTTTCTAAAAACTCATAATTACGTGTATAATTATACTAAGTGGCAGATAATAAACATATTATTTTAGAGATAACTTCTACAGAGAAGGAGGTCGCTCAAGACCCTTTTGTGGATTATTCATTAAAAGTAAAAAAATATCTAGAAACAAAAGCCACAGAAGTTAAAGGCGTAGGTATAGAAACTTTGATAAAAGTATTTAAATCGGCCGCCAGAGACTGCAATAATATAACTTATTGCGCCGCCAGAATAAATAACTTTTTAGATGTATTCTCTGATTACAAAAATTTTAAAACTGCTGTCGCAAACAACTTTGAACCAAGCGAAGAATGTTTGGCGGTCGCTATAATAGAATGCAAGGAACACGGTATAGATAAAATTGAATTTGAAGACGTAGATCAGTTTTATCTAGAAACAAAAGACGAATTTAAAAACTCAATAGATATAGAAATATGATTGTTGATTTTACAGACCAAATATTAGAGGCTAAAGAAAAGAAGACTTTGAATAAACCTTTCCGTACGCCGGGCGGACCTAAGAAGTTTTCTGTCTATGTCAAAAATGAAAAAGGCAACGTAGTTAAAGTTAACTTCGGCGATCCTAATATGGAAATTAAACGCGACGACCCTGCTAGGCGTAAAAGCTTTCGTGCTCGTCATAACTGCGATAACCCCGGCCCGAAAACTAAAGCTCGTTATTGGTCTTGCCAGCAGTGGCGTGCCGGTAAAAGAGTTCAGGGGTCGGAAGTAGACTATGAGTGGGACGGTCAAACTTTTTTCGATCACGACGAGTTATTAACAATTAACCCTGCTCTAGCTTTTATAGAGGAGGAAGTTAATGACGACGGCGATTGCGGATGTGGTAATTGTGACTGCGATGAGATTGAGGCTAAGCATGATATGAAAAAGTATAGCTTTAATAATCCCGGCCAAGCTATGCAGATGGCTAGAAAAATGGGATTTGATAAGGTACATACTCATGGCGAAGGAGACGATACAGTATTCATGCCCGGCCCAAGCCACGAGGCTTTGATGAAAAAGCTCGGAGAGTCTAAAGCTGAAGAAGAATACGCTAGTCTCTGGGAAAACATCAAAAAGAAGCGTGATAGAATTAAATCTGGATCTGGAGAAAAGATGAGGAAGAAAGGCGAAAAGGGCGCGCCTACTCCAGAGCAGATGAAAAAAGCCAAGGATAAATCCAAGAAAAAGAAAATGAGCAGTGGTTATGCTTATGAAATGACTTTGGAGGAATTTGAAGAAGTCATGGACTTGGAAGAGATTCAATTTTGGAAAGAAGAATCTGACGCAGCTAAACGGCCCGGCAGAAAATCTGGCGCCCAAACCCCTGCGAAACCAAGCGAAAGAAAAAAAGGTTCTTCTAAGAATAAACCGGGCAGTGCAGGTAAAGGCGGGCCTTCTATCACTTTTTCGGAAAAAGTAACTAAATCTTTAAAAGAAAAAGTTAAAAACCATAATGCAAAAAGCAAAAAGAAAGTTACTCTTTCTCAGCTTAAAAAAGTCTATAGAAGAGGCGCCGGTGCATTCTCTTCTTCACATCGTCCCGGTATGAGCCGTGGTGGTTGGGCGATGGCTCGCGTTAATATGTTCTTGAAAATGAAGCGCGGAGGTAAAGTAAAAGATTCTTATAGAAAAGCCGACGGAGATATTTAAAAATGAAAACTAAGTATACGACTATTTTTAGTTCCCATATTAGGCCGCTAGTGTCTGAAGAAAAAGACCAGCATCTAGCGTTAGCCTCTATGGTTGATTTAGAAAAGTTCGTCCCAGAAGTAGACACAGACGCCAACTATGATTTGTTGCCCGTAGCGTTTAACGCTTTCGTTGCAAACAGAGTTAATAAAAATGGCGATGTAGTAGATACTGAGACAGCTATAGCGATGCACAAAAACTTTGTTAACAAGCCTGTTAATATTGAGCATAATCGTAAATCTGTAATTGGCACCATCCTTACGGCAGGTTTTTCTTCTTTTGGAGATGATAAGCCTTTAACCGAAGAAGAGGTCAAGGACATGAAAGGCCCTTTCAATGTAACTCTTGGCGGAGTTATCTGGAAGATTACGGATAAAGAGCTTGCGGATAAAATAGAAAATTCCAGCGACCCTACTAGTGACGATTACATGAATATTAGCGCTAGCTGGGAGCTTGGATTCAACGAATATAATATTGTTGTTCTTGAAGCTGAAGAAAAAAATATTGAAAATGCTAGAATTATTTCCGATCCACAAGAAGTAGAAGCTCATGAGGGCAAACTAAGAGGCTTCGGTGGCGAGGGTAAGTTGGATGATGGTTCGTTTATTTACAGAAAAGTAGTAAATAAAGTAGTTCCGCTAGGAATTGGTCTTACTGAAAATCCAGCGGCCGATGTAAAAGGCGTTCTCGTAGCTTCGGAAGATACACAAATTGAAGCCGAAGTTGCCGAAGAAAATGAAGAAAATATTTCCCAAAATACTAAAACAAATGTAAGTATTCAAAAGGTGGAAGCTATGAAAATAGAAAATATCACAGACATCAATGACGAGTCCTTGCAGACTCTTAAAGCTTCTGCGATTCATGAGTACAT